TACCTTACCTTATGGATTTAATGAGAAGGAACAATCACTATTTTAGAATAGATGATGTTACTCATGGAAACCAAAAAAAGACAGATCGTATTGTCTGGGCTCTACAAGGTAGATTTGAACATGGTAAAGTTACACTTAACGAAGGAGACTGGAACAATGAGTTTCTTGATCAACTTGTTAACTTTCCTAATCATTTGCTTCATGATGACTTGGTGGATGCTTTAGCTTACATAGATCAGATTCAAATAGTAGAGTACTTTCAAGATTACGAAGAAGAAGAATACCAAGTTTTAGATAGAGTTACTGGATATTAATAAAGGACAAACATGGCACAGAACAAATTAGTAGACTGGATTAATTATAGCATTGAAGAGTGGAGACTCCACAGAGATACTAATTATCTTTTAGTTTGGAAAGAATATGAACGTCTTTGGAGAGGTGAGTGGGCTGCTGAAGATCGTTTAAGAGACTCAGAACGAAGCCGTATTACATCACCAGCTTTACAACAAGCTATTGAAAACCATACTGCTGAAATTGAAGAAGCTATCTTTGGTCAAGGGGATCATCTCTTTGATATTAAAGATGACATGGATGATCAAGATCCAAGAGATATTGAGTACCTTAAAAAGTACATGAAAGAAAACTTTAAGAAAACTAAACTTCGTAAAGCCGTTGGTGATGTTTGTTTATTAGCTTCTATCTATGGTACTGGTATTGGTGAAATTACAATTAAAAAAGAAAAAGAACTTGTTCCAGCAACAAGACCTATGCCTGATGTCAATGCAAAAGCTATTGGTGTAGAAACAAAAGAAAGAGTTAGTGTTGTTTTAAAACCTATCTCACCACAAAACTTTCTTATTGACCCTTCAGCAACTTCTATTGAAGATGCTCTTGGTGTAGCTATTGAAGAATTTGTATCAGCCCACAAAGTAGCTGAAGCTGTTAAAGCTGGTATTTATAAAGATACAGATATTGAAGATCGTGCTACACCTGATGATGATTTAGAAGCTTCATGGATAGATGAAAAATATACTTATGACAAAGTTAAAGTGCTTCGCTACTATGGTTTGGTTCCTGCTAAACTTTTAGATAATCAAGGTGAAAATGATGTAGAAGAGATATTTAAAGATGAGGAAGACTCTGATAAATCTGACCTTATGGAAGACTATGGTGATTTAGTAGAAGCTATTGTTGTTATTGGTAATGAAAAGTTTTTATTAAAAGCTGAACGTAGTCCTTACATGATGAAGGATCGTCCAGTCATTGCTTATCAAGATGATACAGTGCCTAATAGATTCTGGGGTCGTGGTGTTGCAGAAAAGGGTTACAATATGCAAAAAGCTATTGATGCTCAACTCCGTAGCCATCTTGACTCACTAGCACTTACAACTGTACCTATGATGGGTATGGATGCAACACGACTTCCTCGTGGTTCTAAATTTGAGATTCGTCCTGGTAAATCTATTTTAACAAATGGTAATCCTGGTGAAATCTTAATGCCATTTAAATTTGGACAGACTGATGGTAGTAACATTCAAACTGCACAAGCATTTGAAACTATGTTATTACAAGCTACAGGTACATTAGATACACAATCTACACAAACACAACCTGCCGGTGGTGAACTCTCAATTACTCTCTCATCAATCTTAAAGAAAAATAAAAGAACACTTGTTAACTTTCAAGATCAGTTCCTTATTCCCTTTATTGAAAAGAGTGCCTGGAGATTTATGCAATTTGATCCTGAACACTTTCCTGTTCAAGATTGGAAATTTATTCCATCTTCAACATTAGGTATGTTAGCCCGTGAAGTAGAACAAATGCAATTTATTAATTTAATGAAAACACTTGGACCAGATAGTCCTCTTGTTCCTATCTTAATGAAGGGTATTATTGGTACTTCTAGTTTAGCAAATAGAGAAGAACTATTAGCAAACTTAGAACAGTCTCTAAAACCTACTCCAGAACAACAACAAGCTCAACAAATGCAAATGCAGTTACAAGCGGGACTTGTTCAATCTCAAATCAATGAGTTTAACTCTAGAGCTCAGAAACAATCAGCAGAAGCTCAACAAACTAATGTTGAGACTCAGTTTATTCCTGATGAAACCAAAGCTAAACTTGCTATGGCTTTATCTAATAATCTTGATGCTGGATCTGCAGATGATAAAGAGTTTGAACGTAGAGCTAAGGTAGCTGAACTTCTTATTAAAGAGAAGAATGTAGACCTTAAAGCTCAGGATATGGAACAAAATAAACAGATAGTTATGATGCAAATGCAAAAGAACTTGACAAAATAGATAATCTATGCTATAATTAATTATAGTGACTGCTATTATAACATACTTTTAAAAAGGATGCAATAGTTTGGATAGAGAATTACAAGATTATTATGAAGAAAGATTTAGTACAATGTCTACTAAAGGTTGGAAAGACTTTATAGAAGACACTCAAAATCTTTTTGATACCTACAATAAAATAAATACTGCCGATTCGTTTGAAGAGTTTCATAAAAGAAAAGGTCAAATAGATATACTTCACTGGATTCTGACATTAAAAGATGTTTCAGAACAAGCCTATGAGGAGTTAAAAAATGAAGAAGTTGTTTGAGTTCCATTGTTCTACTTGTGATCATCACTTTGAAGAACTAACAGAATACACACAAACTTTTACATGCCCTAAATGTAATTCTAACGCTGACAAGATCATCAGCACACCTAGAGTTAAGTTAGAGGGTTGGTCAGGAAGCTTTCCAGGTGCGGCAGCGGCTTGGGATAAAAAGCGTAAACAACAGCTTGCTAAAGAACAAAAGCAGAATGCCGCTTAAGATTCTTTCCTAAAATGCTAATGGCACAGGAGAAATAATATGGCAGGATTAATAGATGAAGTGTTAGTAAATGATTTGGAGGCTTCTAGTCTCAACGACATGGTTAAATCCGATAACTTGGAAGAACCGAAAGTTGAAGAGAAAGTAGAAACTAAACCAATAGATGAAGAAGTCCCTGATAAGTATCGTGGCAAATCACTAAAAGACATTGTAGAAATGCACCAAGAAGCTGAAAAGTTAATTGGTAGACAAGGTTCTGAAGTAGGTGATCTGAGAAAAATAGTGGATGATTTTATTAAGACTCAAACAACTAAAAATTCAGAGGTAGACGAAGTAGCTACAACAGATGAAGATTTCTTTATTGAACCAAAGTCTGCTGTAAATAGGGCAATTGATAACCATCCAGCAATTAAAGAAGCTCAACATGCGTCTTTATCTATGAAACGTGCAGAAACTGTTTCTAGACTAAAGCAAGAGTTTCCAGATGCAATGGAAGTTGTTCAATCTCCTGATTTTGCAAAGTGGATTCAAGGTTCTAAAGTCCGTACAGAGTTATTTGTAAGGGCAGAAACCCAATATGATTACGATTCTGCTAAAGAATTGCTTGATAATTGGAAAGAAAGACAAACTCTTAGTAAAAAAGTAACAGACACTTCTAAAGTAGACCGAGATCAGCAATTAAAAGCTGCAGATATTGGTAATAATAATGGAGCTTCTGAAACGGTAGCTAAAAAGAAATATCGTAGACAAGATATTATGAAACTTATGACAACAGACCCAGACAGATATGATGCAATGTCTAATGAAATTATGGCAGCATACCGAGAAGGTCGTGTAATTTAACATTTTAAAAAAGGATTTATCATGGCTTTAGGAACAGATCAAGTAACCATTACCACGGCGGCAACCTTTATTCCAGAAATTTGGAGTGACGAGATTGTTGCAGCCTACAAAAAGAACTTAGTTGCAGCAAACCTCTTTAAAAAGATGTCTTTTGCTGGTAAAAAAGGTGATACAGTTCGTATCCCTGTACCAACACGCGGCACTGCAGCTGTTAAAGCAGCAAATACACAAGTAACTCTTATTGCAGCTACTGAAACAGATATTTCTGTTTTAATTGACAAACACTACGAATATTCAAGAATGATTGAAGATATCGTCGAAGTACAAGCTTTATCATCACTACGTCGTTTCTATACAGATGACGCTGGTTATGCTTTAGCTAAACAAGTTGACACATCACTAATCCAATTAGGTCGTACATTTAATGGTGGATCAGCTGTAACTTACGGTAATGCCTACATCGGTGGTGATGGTACTACTGCTTACACATCAGGTTCTCCTAATGCTTCTGCATTGACATCTGCTGGTATCCGTAGAACTGTACAACGTTTAGATGACAATGATGTTCCTATGGAAGGTCGTTTCTTCTTGATTCCACCTTCAGCAAGAAACACATTAATGGGTATTAACGAGTACACAGCTCAATCCTTCGTGGGTGAAGTTGGTGCTGGTAATACAATCCGTAATGGTGAAATTGGTTCATTATATGGTATTCCAGTATTTGTCTCTTCAAACGTTGATACTGCAACTGGTGCTGCTCGTATTGCCCTTATGGGTCATAGAGATGCTGCTGTGTTAGTTGAACAACAAGCTGTTCGTTCACAAACACAATACAAACAAGAATATTTAGGTACTCTATACACTGCAGATACGCTCTATGGTGTTAAAGAACTTAGAGATGGTTCTTGTATTCCATTAGCAGTTCCTGCGTAATGCAACTTAGCCCTTCGCAAGAGGGGCTATTTTTATGTTTATTCTTTGAGTGAACATAAAGATACTTAAAGGAGACTGTTATGTTAGTTAGAGAAAAAGCAACAGGGATAGAATCGTATGTTACTGAGCAAGATGCTAAAATGTATCTCAGTAGCTCAGCTTGGGAAGTAGTTAAGGAAACTGTTAAAGCTCCTAAAGAGGAAGTAACAGAAAAGCCAAAAGCCACTAAAGAGAAAAAAGAAGGTATTTTAAGTAAACTCTTTAATTAAGGAATAATTATGGCAATTTATAGAGGTCCAGGCGGACCAGGTGATGCTACAACAGATGCAACCAGTGAAGGTATAGTTGCCTCTAATGCAGCTACGGCTGCTGCTTCTAGTGCAGCAAGTGCAGCATCAAGTGCTACTTCTGCTACGGCTAGTGCAACATCTGCTACTGCAAGTGCTACTTCAGCAACTTCATCAGCGACCAGTGCTACAAGTTCAGCTTCTACAGCAACTACCCAAGCAACTAATGCTTCTACTTCAGCATCAAATGCTTCAACATCAGCTAGTTCTGCTACTGCTTCTGCAACAACTGCAACAACTCAAGCATCAAATGCAAGTACAAGTGCTACAGCGGCTGCTGCCTCTGCAAGTACAGCTTCAGGACATGCTACAACTGCTACCACTCAGGCAGGTAATGCCAGTACTTCAGCAACAGCTGCGGCAGCTAGTGCTACTTCAGCCGCTGCTTCCTATGATTCATTTGATGATAGATATTTAGGTACTAAAACATCTGCTCCTACATTAGATAATGATGGTAATTCTCTTTTAACAGGAGCTCTTTATTGGAATTCAGTAGGAAATCAATTATATGTATGGGATGGATCTGCGTGGAATGCTGCTGCATTTAGTGTATCAGGTGCAGTAACTTCCTTTTCTGCAGGAACAACAGGACTTACTCCAAGTAGTTCTTCTACAGGAGCTATTACTTTAGCAGGAACTTTAGCTGCTGCTAATGGTGGTACAGGACTTACCAGTTTAGGCACAGGCGTTGCTACCTTTTTAGGTACTCCTTCGTCTGCTAATTTAGCATCTGCTATTACAGATGAAACAGGTTCAGGTTCTCTTGTATTTGCAACACTCCCTACATTTGGCACTACAGGTGTTAAATTAAGTGGTTCTACATCAGGTACAACTACAGTGGTATCAGGAGCAACTGCGGGTACTTCTGTACTAACCCTTCCTGTAGCTACAGATACTTTAGTAGGTAAAACAACTACTGATACTCTAACAAACAAGACAGTTGCTTTAGGATCTAACACAGTTAGTGGTACTTTAGCAGAATTCAATACTGCTGTTACAGATGCTGACTTAGCTTCTTTAGCAGGTACTGAAACACTTACTAATAAAACAGTCAATTTAACTTTTAATACATTAACTGGTACAACAGCTCAGTTTAACACTGCTTTATCAGATGATAACTTTGTAACTCTTACTGGAACAGAAACCTTAACTAATAAGACTCTTACATCTCCAACACTATCTACTCCTGCATTAGGCATTCCAGCTTCAGGCACAGCTACTAACTTAACTGGCTTACCTCTTTCTACAGGTGTTACTGGCACTCTACCAGTAGCCAATGGTGGAACAGGCGTAACATCATCTACAGGAACGGTAGCAGTTGTATTATCAAATACACCTACATTAGTGACTCCAGTATTAGGTGTAGCTACAGCAACTTCTGTAAACAAAGTAGCTCTTACAGCACCAGCTACAAGTGCAACTCTTACAATCGCAGATGGTAAAACTTTAACTGCAAGTAACTCACTTACTTTAGCAGGCACAGATGCCACTACAATGACATTCCCATCATCAAATGCTACAGTCGCAGGACTAGGTATAGTGCAAACATTTACAGCAGCACAACGAGGCACAATTACTGCCTTAACAGATGGTGCTACTATTACACCTGACTTTGCTGCCACTAATAATTATTCAGTCACACTCGCTGGCAATAGAACTTTAGCAAACCCTACTAACATTACTGCTGGACAAAGTGGTTCTATCTTTGTATCACAAGATGGCACAGGCTCACGCACATTAGCTTATGGTACTAACTGGGACTTTGCTGGTGGCACAGCACCTACATTATCAACTGCTGCCTCTTCTGTAGACCGCATAGACTATGTAGTCAGAACTGCTACTTCTATCCATGCAGTATTTACCGCTGCTTATAGTTAAGGATTACGAATGTCAATTATTGGCTCAAATATAATAGCAGGTGCTAGTGGACAAGCAACAGGATATAACCTAAACAACTCACTTCGTTTTAGAGCTAGTGCATCTGCTTATCTATCAAGAACTTTTACTACACCAACTGATGGCAAAAAATGGACTTGGAGTGGGTGGGTTAAACGAGGTATTTTGACAAACGGAACTGGAACAGTACAACAATTATTTTCTGCTGGTTCTGCTATTGCTTTTTTTAGAATTAGCCAAACAGACACTTTGCTATCAGGTTGGACTGGTGCTTCTAATTTAGAAACAACTCAAGTATTTCGTGACCCATCAGCTTGGTATCACATCATGCTGGTAGTAGATACCACACAAGCAACAGCCGCTAATCGTGTTAAATACTATGTAAATTCAGTTCAAATAACTGCGTTTGCCACAACCGATTACCCAACTCAAAATAGCACAACAACCATTAATTCTGCTGTTGCTCATAACATTGCGGCATATACAAGTTCAACGCAATACTTTGATGGCTACATGACAGAAGTAAATTTCATTGATGGACAAGCCCTAACACCATCATCATTTGGTGAAACAGATACAACCACAGGCTCATGGATACCTAAAGCCTACACTTCTACTTATGGCACTAATGGCTTCTACCTAAAAGGTCGTGGAACAGACAACTCTGGCAATGGTAATAATTGGACAGAAAATAACTTTAATACTAGCAATTCTGCTTTAACTACTTATGACATTATGTTAGACGTGCCTACATTAACAAGTGCGACTGTGGCTAATTATTGTGTAAATAATCCTGTAGATACTTCGCCTGCTGGCGGTGTAAACGCTATCACAATTTCAGCAGCTAATTTAAATTTAGCTGGAGCTAGTTCAGATTGGGCTGCTTGTAGAGCAACAATTGGAGTTACTTCTGGAAAATGGTATTGGGAATGCACAAGAACAGGAGCTTCTAATTTAATATTTGGGATTGGTTTAAATAGCACAACTCTAGTCAATGCTTACTCTTCTACAAGTTATGGTTATTTTTCAACAGGGGATAAATATTCTAATAATGTATCATCTGCTTATGGAGCTTCTTTTACATCAGGTGATGTTATTGGAGTAGCTTTTGATGCAGACGCAGGGACATTAACATTTTATAAAAACAATACAAGTCAAGGAACTGCATATACAGGTTTGACAAGTGGACCTTATTTTCCATTAAACCAATTATATACTACAGGAAGCACAGCTTCTATTAACTTTGGACAACGACCATTTGCTTACACACCTCCTTCAGGATTTGTAGCACTAAACACATATAACCTACCAGATAGCACTATTAAAAAAGGTAATACTGTGATGGATGCAACGCTATATACAGGAACAGGCTCTGCCCAATCAATAACAAATGCGGCATCATTTAAACCTGATTTGGTTTGGCTTAAATCAAGAAGTGCTGCTACAGATAATAAATTAACTGACTCTGTTCGTGGAACTACTAAAGCATTAGTATCTAATTCTGCTGCGGCAGAAACAACAGATGTAACAGGTATGACAGCATTTAATGCTAACGGATTTACAGTAGGTGCAAGCACAACATATAATAATACAGGGGCTACCTATGTAGGATGGCAATGGCAAGCTGGACAAGGCTCAACATCATCTAACACTTCAGGTTCTATTACATCTACTGTATCTGTAAATGCAACTGCTGGGTTTAGTGTGATAACTTATACAGGTAATGGAACAAGCGGTGCTACTATTGGTCATGGTTTAGGTGTTGCACCTAAATGGATTATTATTAAAGATAGAATAGATGGTGGTAATGAGCCAACAGTTTATCATGCATCTATTGGAAATACAGGAGCTTTATTATTAAATACTACAATTGCTACATCAACAAGTTCTACGTTTTGGAATAATACATCACCAACTTCTACAACATTTACATTAGGAAATGGTCCTAGAGCCAACACAAATACTAATACCTATGTAGCTTATTGCTGGGCAGAAATAGCAGGGTTTAGTAAGTTTGGTTCTTACACAGGTAATGGTTCTACAGATGGTCCATTTGTTTATACAGGATTTAGACCTCGTTATTTGTTAGTAAAACGCACAGACTCCGCTGGCTATGATTGGTTTGTTTGGGATAGTATGCGAGACCCAACTAACGCTTGTGTAAAAGACATTTACCCTAATATAACAAACGCTGAAGAAACAAACAATCGTGGACCAGATTTACTTTCAAACGGTTTTAAAATGCGAGCAACTGCAACTTATTTTAACGCTAGTGGTGGAACATACATCTACATGGCATTTGCAGAGAACCCATTTAAAAACAGTAACGCAAGATAACAAAGGAAAATAATATGTTTTTACTAAACGGCAACAGACTTTCAGAAGGCACAGCGTTTAAAGACGCTGAAGGTAATCATTACCCTCAAAACTGGCTTAACCTTTCTACAGAAGAAGAAAAGAACGCTGTTGGAATTACATGGGTAGCTGACCCAGTACCTGTAGACACTCGTTTCTACTGGGACACAAACTTACCTAAAGCTCTTGAAGATAAACTAGAAGAAGATGGCTCTACTACTAAAGGACTTAAAACTCAATTTGTAGCTCAAGTAAAAGATACAGCAGGTAAACTACTTAACACGACTGACTGGTATGTTATCCGTAAAGCTGAACGCAATGTAGAAGTCCCTTCAGAAGTAGCTCTAAAACGCACACAAATCATTACAGAATCAAATAGATTAGAAGTTAGTATCAATAGTGCAACAACTGTAGAAGATCTTATTGAAGTACTTAATAATCAAAATTGGACTGAATAATGACACCCGAACAACAAAAAGAAGCTATTAAAGAAGCTTTAGAAGAGTGGCTAGATAAGCAATTTACTGCCTTTGGTAAATGGTCTTTGAAGGGATTAGTAGCTTTTGCATTAGCGGCACTTGTATATTTATGGGCTATGTCGCATGGCTGGTCTATTAAATAACCAATTAATTACTTCTGAATCTGTAAAGGCAACTTATAATTTACTAAGAAAACTTCCTCCATTTAATACATGGGGACTTCCTTCAGATAAACACATAGTGTTTTTAGTAAAAGATAATTGTGCTTGTATGGGAGAACTAGAAGTAGAACCTTATAAAATGACCATAGGATCTAACCACCATGAGCATTTTATTACTTTAGTTACTACCATTGCACATGAGATGGCACACATGAAACTTCATGTAGATGGGGTTAAAGGGTTTCATAGACACACACAAGAGTTTAGAGATTTAACAGCTGAAATAGGTAGTATCTTTGGCTTTGATAGGAAAACATTATGAAACATTTTATAATATTAATACTAGTCCTACTTACTTTATTTTATATTCATAAAGTAGAAGCTTCTGAATATATGGTAATGCAGTATAATGAAAATGTTCGTATAGTACTTACCAAAGAAAAGTGTGATAAAGCAGGATTTAAAGCAGTAGCACAAAGAATAGACAAAGAAGTTATGAAAGCTTGTTGGTCTCCTAATGGAGATAAGATACATATACAATGGGAAGGTGGAGACTTTAGTGAGTTTCCTTTAGATAGATTTTACCCTGTGGAGATTAAATAATGGATCCAATAACAATATTATCAGCATTCTTACCTGTAGCTATGGATTTAGGTAAGTCTCTTATTAATAAGTTTGTAGCACCTGATGTGTTTAAACCAGCTACTATAGAACAATATACTCAAATGAAAAGTATAGATTTAGAGTTCTTTAAAGTAATGAACGAGGTTGGAGCAGGAAATCCATCTTACCCTTGGGTAGAAGCCATAGTTAGACTGATGCGTCCTATAATAGGGGTTCTTGTGCTTTCTACATGGGTATATACTATAGTTAGTGGACACCCTAGTGAAGAAGTTAATAACTTTGCTAGTGCTGTTGGATTCTATCTTTTTGGAGAACGCAGCTTGTTCTATATTAAGAAGAAATGAAGTTAAGTCCAAACTTTAGTTTAGAAGAACTTACATTTAGTCAAGTAGCATCAAGAAGAGGAATAGATAATACTCCTTCTGCTAAAGTAAAAGATAATTTAGAAAGACTTGCTTTCTTTTTAGAACAAGTTAGAAAAGTATTTAACAAACCATTCCTGATTAGTTCAGGGTATAGATCAAAGGAAGTCAATGAATCAGTGGGTGGAAGTAAAACATCACAACATTGTGAAGGATGTGCAGCTGACTTTAATGTCAAGGGAGTCTCTCCTGACGCAGTGGTTAGAGCCATTGTCAATGCTGATATCCCTTACGATCAGGTTATATTAGAATTTGATAGTTGGGTACATATATCTGTTCCAACTGTTAAAGGCAGTACCCCTAGGAAACAAGCCTTAGTAATAGATAATAAAGGTAAAAGAAACTTTAACTAAAAGGAAAATATTATGCCAATGGTAAACGGAAAAAAATATGCTTATACTAAAACAGGTATGGAAGCAGCTAAAAAAGCAGCTAAGAAATCAGGTAAAAAAATGGTTGTTAAACCTAAAAAGAAAGCTATGAAGAGTGGCTACTAAACCAGGACTCTATGCTAACATTAATGCTAAGCGTGCTAGAATTAAAGCAGGCTCAGGTGAAAAGATGCGTAAGGTAGGGGCGAAAGGTGCTCCTACTGCTAAAGCATTTAAACAATCATTAAAGACTGCGAAAAAAAAATGAGTACTCCAGCGTGGACAAGAAAAGAAGGCAAGAATCCTAAAGGTGGGTTGAATGCCAAAGGAAGAGCTAGTTATACAGGAGGCACTTTAAAAGCCCCTGTTAAAGCTGGTGATAACCCTCGTAGAGCTTCTTTCTTAGCTCGTATGGGTGGTATGCCTGGACCTGAAAAGAAACCTAACGGAGAGCCTACAAGATTATTATTATCTCTTAAAGCTTGGGGTGCCTCTTCTAAAGTAGATGCAAAGGCTAAAGCTAAAGCAATATCTAACAGAAATAAAAACAAAAAGAAGTAGTTGACATTAGACCATAATTATGGTATAATTGTTATATATACTGGGAAAATAATACATGACTTATTTAGAAGTTGTCAATAAGGTTTTACGAAGACTAAGAGAACCAATTGTAGCCTCTGTGAGTGAAAACTCATATAGTGCTCTTATTGGTGAACTTGTTAACGTATCTAAACGAGAGATAGAAGATTCTTGGAACTGGTCTGTTTTAAGAACAACTCTTACAGCAACCACTGCTCCTGATCTATTCAACTATGTTCTTAGTGGTGCTGGAACTCGCTTTAGAGTTTTAGAAGTTATTAATGACACAAACAATTTTTTTATGAAACCTAGAGATGGTAAATGGTTTGAAACTCAGTTACTATTAGCTACTGTACAAAAAGGTACTCCTGCTTTTTATAATTTTAATGGTGTTACTGTTTATGGTGATACACAAGTAGATGTATACCCTGTACCTGATGCTGTTTATACACTACGCTTTAATGTGGTTATGCCACAAGATGATTTAACTCTTGACACTGAAGTAGTACAAATACCTTATACGCTTCTTATTGAAGCAACACTTGCTAGAGCAATTGCTGAAAGAGGTGAAGATGGTGGTAATCAAGATCAAGAGATGCGTTATAGAAATATGTTAGCTGACCTTATTGCAATTGAGAATGGTCATAGAGTAGAAGAAACTACTTGGTATCCTAACTAGCATGGCTGGGACCTTAAAAACTACATCCATTTCAGCACCAGGATTCATGGGTTTAAACACCCAAGACTCTTCTGTTACGCTTGAAAGTGGGTATGCTTCTATAGCAACTAATTGTATCATAGATAAATATGGTAGACTTGGTGCTAGAAAAGGTTGGGATGCTGTTACAAATTCTACTAATGCAGTTGTTACAGGAAGTATTTCAACTACCACTTTAACTGTATCAGCGGTTACTTCAGGAGCATTATCAATTGGTGTAGTATTATCAGGTACTGGAGTTACTGTAGGAACTACTATTACCGCACTAGGTACAGGTACAGGTGGAGTAGGTACTTATACAGTAAGTGTATCTCAAACAGTTTCAAGTACAGCTATAACTGCATCTAATGCGTTAGGCTCATCAAATGCTATTGGATCTATATTTGAATTTAAAGAGATAGATGGTACTATTACTTATCTATCTGCTGGTGGTAATAAACTATTTACTGGTACTGAGACTTTAGTTGAACAAATTCCTAAAGCAGCCAACCAAACTACTGCCTCTCCTATTAGTCCTACAGATGATAGATGGCAGTTTGCTTCATTAGCAGAAGGTAGTGGAATTTCAGCAGCATCCTATGGCTTTGCTGCACAAATTGGTAATCCATTTTTAGTATGGAGAAAAACATCTCACTCAGGTGTTTTTATATGGCAAAGAATTGGTGATTATGGTGCTAAACCTTCAGGGGTAACTACATTTGACCCTGATTGTGTATTAGCAGCATTTGGTAGAATATGGACAGCAGCTCTTACAAGTCATAAGCAAACTATTTATTATAGTGCTCTTTTAGATGGTGCTCACTTTACTGGCACTGGTTCAGGGCTATTAGATATTAGTTCTGTTATTGGTAATAATGACGAGATTGTTTCTATAGCTTACCATAATAAATATTTAGTTATCTTTTGTAAGAATAACATTGTAGTTTATCAAGGTGCTAATGATCCTACAACAATGACATTAGCTGATACTATTAAAGGTGTTGGATGTATTGCAAGAGATTCAGTACAAAATACTGGTAATGATTTAATATTCTTATCTAAGAGTGGTGTAAGAAGCTTTAACAGAACAGTACAAGAAAACACAATGCCACTTCGTGAACTATCTCTTAACATTAGAGATGACTTAGTTGGTTACTTAGCTGTAGAAACTACAAATAATATTAGAAGTGCCTATTATGAGAAAGATGCTTTTTATCTTTTAACATTCCCAGGTTCTAAAGTCACAGTTTATTTTGATTTAAGGCAAGTCCTTCAAAATGGAGCAGCTAGAAGTACTTTATGGAATAGCACTGATGGTACAGCTTATACAGCATTTTGTTCTACAGAAGACAGAGAACTTTTAATTGGACTTCCTGGTAAGATTGCTAAATACAATGGTTATTTAGATGGAACTACAACATATAATATGACTTATTATACATCTAGTTCTGATTTAGGAAGTGCTACAACTAATAAGATGTTAAAGAAAGCTTCATTAGTTATTATAGGTACTGGAGAGCAAGACTTTTCATTTAAGTATGGTTATGACTATACATTAAATTATACTTCACAACCTATTAATAGAAATTTAGGTACAGGTATATATAGTACTTTTAATAGCACTTTTGAATATAATATTGCTAAGTATTCTTCAGTAGGTATTGGTGTTAATACAATTTCAGTGCCTCTAGGTGGATCAGGGAAAGTAATACAATTTGGAGTTGAATCAGAGATTAATGATAATCCAGTATCTATTCAAAAAATAGATGTTTATTTACAAACAGGGAAAATGATATAATGGCAAACTATACCAAAGCAACTAACTTCTTAGCAAAAGATTCTTTAGCAACAGCAGATCCTGCTAAAATTATTAAAGGCTCTGAGTTTGATACTGAGTTTAATGCTTTACAAACAGCAGTTAATAGTAAAGCTAATACAATTTCTCCAGCTTTTACTAGTACTCCTACGGCTCCAACAGCAGCTTCAGGAACTAATACAACACAACTTGCTACAACAGAATTTGTTCAAACAGCACTTGCTCTTTTACACCCTATAGGATCTATTTATTCATCTACATCTTCAACTAATCCTGGAACTTTATTTGGATTTGGTACATGGGTGGCTTATGGAGCAGGTCGTGTATTAATAGGACAAAGTGGGGCTGGACTTTATATAGCTGGAAATACTGGTGGTAGTGCAGATGCGGTAGTTGTAAGTCATACCCACACTGCAACAGTAACAGATGCTGGACATACTCACACTACAGGCACAGTAGGTAATAGTTATTTGGGCGATGTTTCAGGTGGTGGTGGTAGATTACACCCATCAGGTTCTGCTACTAACGCTACAGGAACAGCTACAACAGGTATTACAGTTGCTAACTCAACAGAAGGATCAAGTGGTACTAATGCTAACTTATCTCCTTATGTTGTTGTATATATGTGGAATCGTACTGCATAAGTGATTAAAGTAGAATATGCTGACCTTCTATATAGAATATATGGAAGCCCTAAAGAAAATAAAAAGAAGTTCTTAGAAGAAGCAGCTACTTGGGAATATTACCCAGTGTACAAAGAAGACAAGGTAGTTGCTATATTCATGACTAAAGGTAATAGAATACATTGTGGATGTCTCCCTGAAGCTAGGGGAAAATGGTTCCCAATGAAAATGTATAAAAGACTTTGTAAGAATATTATTCTTAAATATGGTAAAGCAGAAACATCAACTTACATTGATACAAAAGAATTTGTAGAAAGACTAGGATTTAAAGAAGTTGGAAGAACTAAAGATGTTATTAATTTTATAAAGACAGAGGTTTAATATGAGTTTTATTACAGACGCACTTGGAATAACTGGACAGGATGAACCTGATTATAGTAAAATGGAATTTAAACCTTATTCTATTTCAGGTCCTACTGGTGGAGTAAGTTTTGAAGGTCAAACAGGAAAAGTTAATCTTTCTCCTGAACTTCAGTCTTTGTATGCTAGATATACAGGAGCTGCTACTGAAGCTTTACCATCAGCAGAACAAAATGCTTTTGCTACAGATGTAAGTAATTATGGTAGAGGTTTATTTGGTCAAGCTACTGGTATGGATACTAGTAAAATGACTTCTGATTATTATAATAGTGTACAGAATATATTAAATCCACAAAGAGAAATGGAAAATACTACTTTAGCTAATACATTATTCTCTCAAGGTAGAACAGGTATAGGTGCTGGTGTATCAGGTGGTGGTTATATTAATCCTGAACAGTATGCTTTATTTAAAGCTAGAGAAAATCAAAATCAACAAATCTTTTTAGGTGCTGAAGATAGAGCTAGACAAATACAAATGGATCAAATACAAAGAGGTTTAGGTTATTATGGTATGGGTAATGAACTTAAATACCAACCTTATCAAACTTCAGCAGGTCTAGCAGGACAAGGTATTAATTTAGCAGGTGTTAATACTCCTTATCTTGGTTATGGATTACAAGCAGGTACAGGACAAGCTCAAGCTGGTGCTAATATAGTGGGTGCTCAACAAGCTTATCAAGATACTCAAATGGGTTTCTGGGGTGATTTAATTGGTGGTGCTTCTACAGCTTATGGTGGTTATATGGCAGGTAGAAAATAAGGAGATTTAAATGGCGACAATAGTTCCTGGATTATTTGGTAAATCTTCTGCAGATGTTGCAGCAGAAACTCAAAAACGTATAGATGATTTTCTTAATGTCTCTAGACAAAGGACTGGTCCTGGGTCAGGCAAACGACAATTAGGTGCTTCTTCTGGTGTTCTTTTAGGTCAACTTGCTAAAGGTTTATTTGGTGTTAAAAATGCAGAAGAA